TTTGGAACATAATCCTGACTATGGTCGTTGTACCATTCGGTTGGGCATTTAACAAGATGTTCCAAGAGGTAAAACGAATACAGATACTCTTGAACAAGACACGAGAAGAGTATGCACGTAAAGATGACGTTAAGGATGATATGCACGAGTTGATGGATGCACTAAGAAGATTAGAAGATAAGTTAGACAAAGTATTGATTGGAAATAGATAATGGCTGAAACTGACACAACTTTAGATACAGAACCAGTTACAAATATCGTAGAAACAGTTCAAGAAAGGGCAGGAGCGAAAGAATTACCTGCTGGAACTGAGTTTACTCCTATTGTACAAAAAGTTAAAGAAGATGAAGAAATACTATCAACCCCAGCGGCTATAGACACTGCTCTAAAAGCTACGCCTACAGAAGTACCAACTACTGATTTAGATGTTACTGTACCGTCTGCTCAAAATGCAGAAAAGTATGTAGCAAACACCATAGAAGGAACTCCTGAAGCAATTGCCGCACAAGGTAAATTATCTGCCGAATCTGTAATTGGTGACGTTCAAGGAACAGTAAGCAGTAAAGCTGTTGCAGAAGCTGCTCAAGGCACTGTATCACAAGAAGCTACAGTCAAGTATCAGTTAGAAGAGTTGTTCTCATCGTTTGAAGAGGGTAAACCTTTACCTGCTTGGGCTGCCCCTGCAGTCAGACAAGTTGGGGCAATAATGCAATCTAGAGGTTTGGGTGCATCTAGCATGGCTTCTGCGGCCATAACACAAGCTATCATGGAATCAGGTATTCCAATAGCTAAAGCTGATGCAGATCGCTATGCACAAATGGACATGGCTAATCTTACAAATCAACAACAAGCAGTCATGCAAAATGCTATGACTTATGCTGCTATGGACAAAGCTAACTTAGATGCTCGTATGCAGGTTGCAGTCAACAATGCCAAATCATTTTTAACTTTAGATTTACAAAATCTATCTAATGAAGAAAAAATGAGAGAGATAGACTACGCAGGAAAACTACAAAGTCTTACATCTAATCAGGCGGCAATAAATTCAGCGTCTCAGTTCAATGCTCAATCACAAAATCAAGTGGATGAGTTCTTTGCAGAATTAGGGGCCCAAATAGAAACAAACAACAAAAATCGTAAAGCTGCCCAAGAACAATTCAACGCAGATGAAGCTAATGCAATAGCACAATACAATGCTACTTTGTCCGATTCTCGTGAAAGGTTCAATGTAAGTATGGCTACACAGATAGCACAATCAAATGCCGTGTGGCGTAGAGAAATAAACACTGCAGAAACTGCTAATCAAAATGCTGCCAATCAACAAAATGCTCAAAACTTATTAGGAATGACACAAAATTCTCTTGATGCCTTATGGCAAAGATACAGAGATGAAGCAGGTTGGGCATTAGATATAGCACAGAGTCAAGAACAGAGAAACCATGAAATAGGCTTACTAGGCATGGAAATTGATTCTAACTCTTCTTTGTACGAGTTGCAAAGTGACGCTACGTTTAGCACAGAACTAGGTAAAGCTGTCCTTAACGGAGTATTTCAGGTTGGTAACACATATGCTAAGAAAAAATTTAGTTAGAGGTTAAATTATGGATACAATGTGGAAATTTTTAACAAGTACGTGGGATTCACTAACTTCCACTGTCGGTAGTGCTTATGATAGCGTAACTGAATTTGTAGGCGATACTTATGATGATTATTTTACAGACTATAGCCAAGACAGTATGGCTAATTATTTCACTCCAGACAGAGGATCAAGTGTAGGAACTGCAGCAAAGACTGCTTTAGATTTTGCAGGTGGGTTCTTAGCAGTGGCTGCTCCTGATAAACCAATAGATCATGCCCAAGCAAAACTACGAGGTATAAGTGGAACAAGTCGTCTAAGAACTCCCAAGTTCAAAGCAGGATCATCTGATCTAGGGTTTACACCAAGAATAAATGACGCTATAATGAGAGTAAATGCAGGTGATAATCCTTCCATCAAAGCACTCGTTGAACAAATGAGAATATATAATGGTTCAGGTAGAACAATTAACTTAGCTAACTACAGTAAAATATCTGTAGGAACTAAGACAAAGAAGCCAAGTTTTGCTCCTAAATATTACGGTGAAAAATAAACATGACTGATATGAAACCTACAATAAATCCTCAAAACAGATCAGCAGGAGGTATGAATGACTTTAACAAAGCTCCTCCCGGATGGTCATTTACGCAACCTAGAGGTAAGTGGGCGTGGGAGAAACCTCCTGTACACTCTAGTCCTGCAACAGCAGTAGATGCAATTATAGATAGATTAGAAACACCTGAAGTTCGTACACAGATGGAAAAGCTAATGATCGCAGGCGTGTCTATTCAAGAGATAACAAACACTATTGCAATAGGGGGATTTAGTCAAGGACATTTCACTCCTGACGTGGCAGAAATAATTAAAGGACCTATAGCCGTGTACCTGATGTCTATAGCAGAAGAAGAAAACATACCAGTGCGAGGGTACAACACAGATGATGGTCTGTATGAAATGGATGAAGGCATCGATGATCGGACAATTATGACTCTCATGGAAAAGAGAAATCCTGATCTTTATGAGTACATAACATCGGTAGCAGATACAATAGAAGAAGATCCTGAACCTGAGACTGTGATGGCAAAAGGTTTTATTGCCATAGCTCCTGAAGAGGTAGAACAAGAGGAAGTAGTTTAATGGGATTAAATGTAGGAAGTTTTTTTAAAAATGCTATTAAAGGTGCTGCTCAACAGTACAATCAAAACGTTGCTTTTCAAAGAAAAGTAGAAGCTGACGAAGAAGCTGCTGTAAGGTCTGACAAGAGAGATTTTGAAAAAAGAAGAAGACTAATACAAGAGGAAGAAAAATGGAAAGCGTTCTACGCCAAAGATGTACCTGCAAAAGATGATACAAAAAATGCAGCAGTGTTCAACGTACTCAATGACCAGTTTAATACTAATTTATTTAAACAAAAAGTACAAAACGCAGGGTTTGGTAATTTTTTTAGAAATGGTAAAATATACATACCAAGAGGTGCTAACTATGAATCAGCAAATGATCAGGCAAAGAAAGAAGATACATTTACTCAGATGTCCACAGTATTAAATCCTGATTTTTTAAAATTGTTTGAAAACGATAAAAGGCTTACGAATACAATGGTAACTAGTTTAGCTGACGCTTGGCAAAACAATCTAGTATTAGAAGAAGACAAAACAGCAAATGGTAAAAAAGTTTACACATTTAAAAAATCGCAATGGGATTACATCAGCAGTATACCTGCACTTGCTAGAATAGTAGCACAGAGAGTTGGTACATCTGTAAAAGAGTTAGATAGATTTATAAAAGAAACTGGTGATTATTCTGATAGTAAACCTGCAATGTATGAATTTAGTGAAACTAAACTTGCAATAGGAACTAATGATTTTTTTAGAAATATGCAAGCTGATGGAACAAAAGTTTTTAATGAAAATCAAATAGATATTTTAAAACGTTTAGCTCCTAGAACTCATGGTATCGACAAAACTAAACCTATAAAAATTAGTGATGTGGCTAACAGCTTAAATGAGTTCGCTAAAAAACAAGGAAAAAGCGTTGTAGATGAAACAGGAAAAATTGGACAAAAAGTAACTGCAGGAGAAATAGTTGATGCAATAGGAGTTGCTATTCCTTACTTAACAAACGTTAACGATCCATCATCAGTAAACAACGCATCACTAGCAGATGAATTAAAAGATAAATTGAAAAGTTTAGGATTCAATTCAAATTTATATAATGATCCTCAAGTGCTACTAAAAGTAATATCTAACGCTCTACCTGCTAGATTTAGATATCAATCAAATTTACAATTTGGTTTAAATGGTCAAATTGATTTAAAGAATCAAGGTCTTTTAAAACAACTTGTAGGAGGTAGTAGTCCTCGTGCAAGTATGGCTATAAAACTAAGATCAGCACAAGACTTAGAAACTGACGCTGTACAAGTTAAATTTTTAATAGACGGTGGTGGAGAAACAGGAGCTACTGCGGCTATACCTAGAAACGTAGTTGCTTTTGGTAATGTCGTAGGTGGTTTGATTAAAAAGACTGCAGAAGCTTTTGGTGGAGATGGTCGTTTAATAAACAAGTTTACAAGTTTATTTGAATCTAATCAACAAGAATATGCCGAAGCTGTTGCTTCTGGAGATCAACAAAGAATTAAAAATGCTTTGTTAAAATTTTATGCTACTAGAATGACATTCAGATTAGCCGCTGATATCCAAAACACTGGGGGAACTCAGGCAGGACCTAGAATATCTGATGATGACGTAGCTAGAATACAAGAGGGTTTACAACTTTTATTCTTAGCTGATGACGTTGCTTTAAGAGAAATAGCTGAAGCTATTGCCCTAGACGCAGAAAGAAAAAAGGTAGTTTATCAGGCGTACATGTCTAGTGATATTAAAGAAGTAGCATCTGCACACCTCATGCAAAACATGGCTGGTGGGGATATAATAAATACTGTTTACAAAATAAGTATGAGACATAAAGATAAACTTGCAGGTAGTAAACTTGGAAATAAAGAGGGTGTATATTTAGGTGGATTTGGCAAAGCAAAGGATATTGCACCAGTTAATATTCAAGGTAACACAACTAAAGATAACAAAGAAAAGAAAAGTAACGAATTTAAACTAGGGGATAACTAGTATATGGCTGAAAATGTACAACAACAGTTTGGTGACGTATATAAAAGACTAGAGGATAAGGACAAACCCTTTGACTATAGTTCTATATCTATCACAGATCTGCCTGCTGGTGAGTTAGATGCACGTTACTTTAGTGGGCAGGTAAATAATCCTAACGCTTTTAGAGAAGGAATGGAAAGTGCTACAGGCTATAAAAGTTCTGTATCTTACTATGACATGTACAAAGAAGCTCAAGGACCAAACAGACAAATACTATCGAAAGAAGAACTAGCTAACGCAATACAGCAGAACGTAAAAGGAACAGAAAGTTTAGGATTTCTTAAAGGTGATGATGGCAAAGTAACCATAGAAAGTTTGGATGATTCTCCTATTACGCAGTTTGGCTCAGGGATGACTTACGAAGATAAGTTGCAGGCGTTGGTAGCAAATCAAGGCACTAAAGTTGTGCTACCTGATGGTAGAGTAGGTGTGCTACCTATTGTGAAACTTCTTGGACAATTTGACCCTTTAGATGAAAGCAAACAAGTTCGTCTTCCAAATATAGGCATTGATGTAGATCAGAAAAAAGTGTTAATCAAAGATGATGACACAAAAGAAACTGTAACTATGGGTCAAAAAACCATATTTCCTTTATCAGATAAGTCAGGGAAGGGTGCAGTTGTACTTGACTTTAATGAAAGAGTTGTATCTTTCAAGGCAATGTTAGACAAGTATACATCCTTAAATCAGTATCAAAAGTTAAACATACTCAAAGCTCAAGCAAGTGGAGAACTCTCTAAAGTTGCAGGAGTAGGTCAATTAGGTAGAGACACCGTAGCAGGAGTAGGTAATTTAGCTCTGTGGGGTATGGAAGCCATTGCTGACGCAGCTATTGCCACTGCAAACTTTTTTAGCTTTGATGACGAGTTTAAAGATCCAAAAGATAACCCTAAGCAAAGAGATGGTGGGGTTGATTTTGGACACATAACTTATGCGGCCGAAGAATTTTCTCAAAAGACAGGAGTATCACAAGATACGGCTGACCTCATATTCAGGTGGAGTCCTAGTATAACTGAGACTGCTTTAGAAGAATTTATTGCTGGTGGTGTTGTAACAGCACCTTTCCAAGCAATCAAAGTTGGTCGCTACTTTTTAAAAGATAGAGCTTTTAGAAATTTTATTAAAAAGAAATATGGCGATGCAGAATCAACATTCGAAGAAGCATACGCTTCTGCAATAAATAAAAATAAAAAAACTCCTGCTGTTTTAATAAGAGAACATGTTAATGATACTACTAAAATAAACTCAATAGCCTATAGAAATTGGAAAGCAAACGGAGTTATGAATGCCATACAAAGAAGTAGTGAGTATAAGAAGATATATGCAGGAAACAAAGCAGCTCTACTTGATATGGAAATAGTAGATGCTAGAATAGTTGCACTTAAAAAAAGACAAGTTAGTTTAGAAAATAAAAGGACTATAGATGATAAGTGGGAGAAAGCTTATCAAAACGTTACTCAAGAATTAGAAGATCAATACTCTTATAAAAACTCATTGTTCATAAGAAACCTTTTACCTCAAGATTTAAGAGAAGCTCTTACCACAGAAGCTGGTATATCATACGGTATATCTCTACTTAAAAACACACAGCAATCTTACTTTCCTGATTCAAGTGCTACCATGTTTGAGATAGGTGGAGTTGTTTTAGGTAACTACGCTACTGCACCCATATCCAACAGAGCTTTGGGAATTGTAGATTCAGTTACTACAGCTAAAGGTTTTGTTGATGCTGGTGTAAAGATATTTAAAACTTTGTTAAAGGGAACTGATCAACAAAAAGCAGATAGATTTTTAAAGTTATTAGGGGGAACTAATCCTGAGTTAGCATCTAGAATGGAAGCAGGTATACTTAGAGCAGAAGAAATAACAACTAAGATACTAAGCATGACAGATAGAAACGGTGAGCCTTTAATAAAAGAGCCTGACATAATAGTTAACACTTTAGCTAACATATCTACTTTGGATATACTACGATCAAAAGCAGGACAACTAGGTGATAAGCTATCTGTGAAAGGAATGGACACGTTGAACCATGAGTTTCAAAGATTATCTGAAAATATAATTCAACAGACTGATTTAAACACACAGTTAGCAGTAGCACTACGAGAGTTAAACAATTTAAGATTTGTTCCTAATCTTGATCCTAGTATCAAAAATTTTACTGAGGGGTTATCAAAGTATTTAAGAAACTCACAATCTCAAGTTACAGATCAAATTGCACACTTCAATAAAGATATAGATGATACCACAGCTTTTATGTTAATGGAAGCAGCAGGAGTAAAACTTTCAGATACACCGGGAGCTTACACGGATTATGATACTGTCCTTGAATCTTTAGGAACTTCAAAAGCAGAGTTAATGAAAGGTCTTGGGTACAATGAACAACAAATTATAAAGGCAACCAACGATACTTTAGGACAATTTAAATTAGCTGTGTTAGAAGGTGCAAACAAAGCACAGATAGCCATAGACACTTTACCCCAAGAGATTGGTAAGAATATATCTTCATCATTTGTAGGAAACAAGAAAAGCAATTTTAAAGTTGCATCAGATAACTTTACAAATTTACGAGCAGCTAATAAAAATGCAGAGATGGATTTTGCACCGATCTATGATCAGTATCTAAATGGCATAGAAGAAACGGTATTGGAAGGAAGTGACGCAGCAAAAGCTATCGCAGGAACTAGATTACCCACTGTTGTTCAAGGTAAGTTAGGTAATGTATTTCAAGAAGCAGCAGGGAGAATGTTTAAGTCAAACCCTAAGTTAGATCCACTTGTAGATAAAATAAGAGAAATATACCCTGATGCTACTGATTTACAGATATGGACTGTGTTAAAAAATGGCAATGCTGAAATGGGTTTCGATGGAATACCCGGTTTAAAACTACCAATTAATTTTACAGACTATCAACTTGTACTATCAAGTTTGTCTCAACAACAACACAGATTTGGAGCAACAAGACAAGCACTGCCTGTTAAAGAAATAAAAAAATTACTTATAAAAACAGCAGAGAACAAAGATACAGGTTTTAAAATAGGATTGCTACAGCCAGATGGAGGTACAGCCGTAGGGCCTGAAGTTATGGCTGGATTAAAAGAAGCTAACACTACTTGGCAGAATACTTCTGCAATATATGAGTCAGGTATAGGAAAGAAATGGGCAGGTTATGCTAAAACAAAACTTGCAAACGGTATGATTAAATATGGAAGCGTTGATCAAGATCCTGTAAATTGGTTTTCAGCAGAGATTGCAGCAAGAAAAGATATAAGCACTCCTGCAGGAGTAACTTCTTTTAATAACTTGTTTTCTGAAATGGCAAGTGTGTATGGTGGTAAACTTGTAAACACTGCTGATGAAATAGCAGGCACTCCAGCTAGATATGAGTTTATTGCAGGTGAAGTTGGAACACAGACTTTTAAAAAGAACTGGATTGATCAGATGAAATTTCAAATGTTAACCAACACTCAAGCTGGTAAGAACGTGTTGAAATTACATAAAGATCCTAAATTGAATAGACAATTTTTAACGCAAGGTGAAATGACAGACGGTAGAATAACATTAGATTATAAAGAAGAAGATGTTATGAACCTAATAAATCACATGAAACAAGCTAAGATGCGTGATCCAAAGACAAATGAATTAGTAGATATGTTTAATGATAACGATATTCAAGAGATATTTGATTCAATCGGCATAGAACAACTAGCCTTAAAGAGTGATATTGCTAGACAAGCAGTTAGTAATGTTAAGAAAATAATCACAGAAAAAACAGAACTAATACGAAAAGGAAAAGGTATAGAAGCTCAAGAGGTTAAAGTACAAATTGAACTTGCTCAAAAATATGGTAGTGATTTAACTCCTGATTATGTATTTGCTCAAGCACAACAAGGAGACGTAGGACTTGCAAATCTAGACAACGTGAGAAAAGGGTTTATAAAGAGTTTAATGCAAGATAAAAGTTTATCTGTAAAAGATAAAAAATTAAAAATACAACAGTATGATAGATTTATTGCTAGACAATTCATGGAAAAACTTACAGCCGTATCTCAAGATAAAGTTATGGGTAAACCTAGTTTATCTTTAGATATGACTTCAAGTGCATTTTTAGATAATACGCCACTTAAAATAAATCCTAAACAATTACTAGACGGCATATCAGGAGGACCTTTAGCTCAAAAAGATGGTACAATCAAAACTCTTTTAACAAGAGGTGCTGATGGTATGCTTGATAACATGGGCAAACCTATTGATCCTGATAAATTTTATGATGACATGGTAACAATTGCTGAATTAGTTGCAGGTAAAGAACCTACAAAGATAGGCAACATAAATTTAACTGGCATACCTACAGGTTTATCTGTAGAATCATACATAAGTAGAGTCTATTCTGTTGCTCGTGGTGTTGTTAGCCTGAAGTATCTAATGACAGAAGCCGTGCTACAAACAGCAAGGGTACAAAAGTTTAATGCTTTTCAAGCCATGATAAACAACCCAGAGATAGCTAGACTTGTTGTTAAAGCTATAAGGACAGGTAAACCACTTAGAGGAGATGATGCTGTGTTGTTTGACAATTTGCTACTAAGTGCTGTTGCTAAACAGGGTGTCAAGTATGCGTCTACTGAAGAAGCTCTTGCATCTTCTAGACCTGCAGTTGGTCAAGAGCAAACTTTATTTGAAGAGGGTAGAGCTAAAGAAGAGTTTATGAAAAGACAAGGTTTGATAGAAGGTGCTGGAGATACGATTATGAAAGTAGGTCCGGGGGATGTTCCTACAATGACTCCATTTGGTACACTAACAGGTAAATATAATATAGGTGATCCTGATAAAGCCATTGGAGATTTCCGTAGCCAAATGGAAGAACTAAACTTTCAAAGATCAGGTGGAGTTAAACCCGGAAGTCCTGATGCAACAGAATTACGAACATAAATAATTAAGGAGAAAACAATGAAGACGTATAATAACGGACAACGCCCAACTAAGATGTATGGTGGTGGTATGGTATCACCACGTAAACCGATGATGATGGGTGGACTTGCCGAAAAGAACAAAGGTAAAGGTGCTATGTCTGCAAAAGCATCAGATGCTATGGGTATGATGACCGATCAAAAGAAGTTTAATATGGGTTACAATCTCGGTGGAGCTATAAAAAAGTTTGAAAAGAAAAGTGCAGGTGGTAAGACAGGTGCTAAACCTGATTACATAGATTTAGATAATGATGGTAATACAACAGAATCTATGAAACAGGCCGCTAAACAAAAGAAGAGTGGTAAAAAAACAGGTTAACTATTTTTTAAATACTTTACGACCTCTAAAGAAAACAATTGTATTGATAGTGGTGTTGATCGTTATGGCAATAACTAACCACGCTTCCCACCACTCCACTACAAGAATCTCCCTGATTTATCCATAACTTCTTGTGCAATTGATCTCAAGTATCTTATGAAATCTCCCACTTTATTTGTACCCTCGTACATAGGTAGTCCTACATTCATAGTTTTCTCAAACTCATCAGGCTCTACTGCATCATAAAGTATCTCTACATTCCCATCTTTATTTAAAAACGCTTCTAGTGAAAACAATTTAGCTTTTACTTTGGACTTCATTGATTGGCTCTAATTTACTTATAGGTAAGTTGTAACAATCAGCTTTAAATGTAAAACCGTTGCTTGTGTCTACTTGACCTTTCTTATATCGAGTAGCTTTAGCATAGTATTCTTTTTTAGAAATGCTACCTAGTATCCAAGCCTTACTGAGATCAGTCAGTATTCTTACAAACACATAACTATCACAGTCTTGCTTAGTACCATGAGATGCAACCGAGCAATCATAATTAGACTGTGGCTTAGTATTACAACGTTTAGTCTTAACGTCAATTCGATTCCCATCTTTTACTAAATCATAGTTAAATGTGTTTGCTTCAGTTGCCCCAATGATATCAGCTACAATTATCTCGCCTATCGCACCTACTATATTGCTAGTGCCACCTGTAATACTTCCCTGCAGTATGCCTACAGAAGAAGCTTTTTCCCTCGCATGACGCATATAATTTTCGCTGATTGGTACTTCGATCATTAGCTTGAACTCAAGTCTACGACTTCACAGGCATCTGCAGTGCAAGCCAATTCACGAGAACCACTCGTATTATCTTCCTTTTCATACTTAGAAAACTTACTCCAATCTAACTTGGATGGCACTCGACCACTCCATTCTAGATAGTCATCAGGTTCTATGTCTTGATAAGGAGCTTGTTGGTACGTGTGATCAGCAAATGGTAAGAATGATACCCCTGATGCAATGTCAAAGTTATCATACAACCATGCTCCCACTTCCATCCATTCCTCTTCCTTTACAGTAATAGTCACAGATGGTTTATGTTCGCACCAATTAAGTGCATAGATCTTCCACAGTTCTAACTGTTCTATTGCACTCATCTCTGTTCTAGTGATAGCACCACTAGGAGATTTCATAGGAAATGAAAAGACAGTAACACTGTCAGGTTTCATCACATCAGGTTCAGCAGGTATTCCCTCTTCTTTCATAAACTGTGTAAGTGGATCTTTATTATCTCCACGTACAGTTCTGATATAATAATCATTGTGTCTAGCATGAATACCTGATGCAGAATCTGTCAATTGAGATACCGTGCCACTTGGTTTCACACATGTGATAGCCGTGCTTCTTGGTATACCAATAGCGTCTGCATATTCTTTGTTTGTATCTATTGCTACCTGTTTCATTTCCTGTAACCAAACCTTTGAGTCTGTCATTCTTGACAAAACGTGATGATCCATAATACCAGTTAATGATACACCGAGCAACCTTTCTTCTTCTGTATTTGTTTTCCAAATTTTACGTAGGTATTTTAAATCTGTAAGAGTAGATTGAAATGTACCTAAGATTGTTGCAACACGTACTTTAGACCGTAGACTCAACAGATCATCGCCCTCACGAACTACAACCTCTGATAGATTACAAAACTGATATGGTCGAAGTATAATCTCACTACATGGATTAGTTCCCCACATGTGTCCTGTCTGTCTTCTACCATTCTTAGCTACCTGATCATCGGCAGCCTTACGATTGAACATGCCACGTTCACCTGATTTAGACTCATACAGAGCCAACCATTCTCTCATGTAGGTTTCCATAGCAGGCTTGCCTTTGTAAGCCACAGAGTTGTTTGCTAAGGCTCTTTGACCGTTTGCGTTCCACCACTCTCCTGACTTTGCATGAGCCATCTGATCATCATTAAGATTAGATAGGCTAATTAGTGCAGATCTTCTAACACCACCTACAACTACAACCTCACCAACTTTACACATAATATCGTGGCACTCTATTGGAAATAACTTTCTTCCCTTTGCACCCTTGAATTTATCAATAGTAAACTTAAATAAGTTAACAAGAGGGTCAGGTCCTGATGCTCTCCCACCCATAACTTTTAGCCTTGCACCTGCAGGGCGTATCCTAGATACATCCCAAGATGGTATCATTCCTGAATAAAGTAGAGCCACGAGTTCACGAAATGCTTTTGCCCACCCTGCTTTACTATCTTCCACAACAATCACCACATCAGACTCTTGCATGTTCTCACTAATGATAGGTAGCTTATCAATGTTCTCTCGTTCAACAGAGAAACCTACACCAGTGCCACACATAAGAATGTACATAGCTTCATCAAAAGATCGTGGACTATCTACTGGTAAATAACTACAGTTGTAACCACAGACGTTATCTCTTTTCAACGCAGATCCTGCAGTCATCATAGCTCTCATAGATGGCATAACACTGAGATTGGTTATGTACTCAGTCATGGCGTGTTTATCGCCTTTTTTTATTTTATAGTTATGCTTTTCTAACAAAGCTTCTTCCATAAAATCTACATACCTAGAAACTGTTTCACCCCAGTTCTCTCTTCTTCCCTCTTCTTCTAACCAACGAGCATATCTTGATTTGTGTATGAACTCTTGGTAGGATGTTGGTAACATATTAGACGACATCTTCATCTTCTCCTATTGTTTTAATTAATCTATTTAAATACCACTTTGCTTTTTTTAAATCTTCTACACCATTCTTATATTTATATCTACAAATATATTTAAGAATGTTGCCCTGAAGATATGTTTCAAACCCATCACCTGTGACAGATTTTATCATGTCAATAGTCTCTATGTTTGCCTTATTGTAGTGGGCAGGACTATTAACCATATCCAATTCTAAATTATCTGATTGCATATTAGCTTGTTCTTCTTTCAATCTTTTCATCATATACTCTATATGTCCGATCACTGTTCTTTACCAAAATCTACTTTAATTACATTTTCAGGGATGTCAAGCTTATCTCCTGTTTCATCTTGATATTGTATCTGAAGTTCTTTGGTCGCAAAGTTAAATTCTATTTCAGACTCACCACATCTAAATACTTCATCACCTCGTCTACGTAGCAAAGCCATTACGCCCTCGTGCATAATAGACGCAACTGAATGATCTTCAAAGGTTTTATACTTCTTGCCTGTTGTGTCGTAAGCTACCAGATGAAACTGATCGTCTGGCAACTCAGATATAATTATATAGTATTTATCTTTCTCTAAACTCATAAGAGTATTCATATCTTTCTTTTTCATTTCTTTAACCACTCCATAGGTATTGATCCCTCTGCCCACCTGAAGTCGTGCTTAAGACACCAATCGGCATAGGTAGTTTTACTTCCTTTGTATATTCTATTTCTAGCGTTCATAAACACCATACGTATATCTAACTTCTTATGTTGTTCTTTTACCAAAGCCATCTTAACTCTATCTGCTTTATCAAACTCACCTTTAGCTTCAATGTATATGTCTGTAGCAGGTATGTAGAAATCAGGAGTGTAGGTACGTACTTTAGGAACATAAAGTATCTTATGCTTTTCGTATTCAAACTTTATCTTATTCTGTATCAAGTTCCTAGCTAGAGCTAACTCAAACTTAGATCTATATCCTGCATTACGTTTAGCCACTATGTTATCCCCACTCGGATTTTCCAACTCAATGACTCTAGGCGTTTGTTTATATATCCTGCCATCTTTGGGGATTGTTTTTCTATTGTGATAAGCTCGTCTAACAGGGGATATATCGGCACACATAAAATCTTTCCATAACTAAGAGTGTAGTTTATTGTTTGAAATTCATTTTCTACTTTCATAATATCTCTAGCTTCTGTTTCAGGAGTAACTGCACCCTGTTCAGAGAAGTTGTTTCTTAGAGTCAAAGGTATTCCTCGATCATGTTGTCTAAGGAATGTTATATCCCTACCCCCACCAATACCTTTATGAGACTCAATGTATACGTGATACAAGTTCTCATTTAACTCAAGTAACTTAGTTTGATAGTTATGTAGATAGATCGCTGACATTACAGTGTTTTCTTTTTTAATACGTCATACCACACTTTAGGTGCTGACTTAGCCTTTGATGTTACCTTATCATGTAGTTGGGCATTTGACCAGCAGTGTGATCTGTATCCACACATGCTACATATCTTATGTAAGGTTTTATTACCTGTTCGTACATCTTCACCTTTTACTTTGTAAGTTTCAAATTCTGTCTTATAAGGTTTTACAAAATTAGGATCAGGATCAAGTAATCTTTTTACTCGTTTCTCTGCATCCTTCAAATATTCTCTTCTATCCTCGTCTTGCCAATCAGGTGCTTCAACCATAACTATTTCGCCACTGGATTTGTTTACAACAATCCAACCACCGAAAGGCAAACCTGTAGCTTCACCATATAGATGTCCTTGCATAACATAGCCAAACGGATCATCTTCTTTTATCTTGTCGTACCCACCATATCCTGTGTATTTAAATCTAAATGCCCACTCACTAGCAGACTTAACATCCCAAACTTTCTCTACTCCCATCTCATCTTTCAAGATAAGATCAAGTGTTCCTGTTATCTCATGCCCTGCAATAGTAAGTTTTACAGGCTTTTGTTTAGCAACAATCTCTACCTCTGCTTGTTCCATTATGAGTACGACTATGGACTCAACCAAGTCTCCAAACATAAAACGAAACAAAGCATTGTAGTCCATGTCTTCTTCGATGCCTTGCCTATCTAGCAACTGTTGGCACAAAGGTCTACCTAGACCTGACATACGTATGCTGAACTCACGTTTCTTATTTAGTTGTCTTTCTACAGACTCTTCACATTCTTTTGCAAAGTCTTTAATAGCACTAGGGGAGATCGTGACTTCTCCCCTAGTAGCTTTCTGCATGTAGTCTTGGATTTTAAGCAGATTTAGCATCAAAATCAGCCGACAAGTCTTGTTCCTCACTAGGAGAAATGAGTTTCTGAGCTTCTCGATGCTGAATTAAAACATTCTCATTGTGAGCCTTTACGGTCTCTGAGAAGTCTTTCATCAATGATTTGTCTGAATCCGAGACTTGCACTTCCGAATGGAGAGTCGGAACTGGTACATAGTAAGTAACTGAGCCTGACTTGACTCTGCTGGTTGTTAACTTAATCATAACCTTTTGCATTATCTTCTTTTGTCTAGTTAAGCTATCTATGAAATCTCTGATAGGTTTAAAGCCTGATCGCTTAAAATAAGATACGAAAGGCTTATCTTTCACATCTACCTTTGTGCCATCTGCTTTAGTAAAAGCACCACTAACCTGACCATATATAACTTGATTACATACTGCAGATCGTGACTTTACTTTGAGTGGATCATCATCAGAAAGAAGTTCTTCTTCCTTTGCAGATAATCTACCACACTTATTGCCTGCTGATGTGTCAGGAAATTCTCCTGCCAACGTAGGCTTCTGTACTGACTTGCAAGTGAAAGTTCCTTGCTCCATATCATACACACTCCATTCAAAGGTACGTAGGATAGGTCTGATGAACACTTCCTTTGCATAAAGGAACTCACCATCTAAGAACATCTTCCATGAGCCACGAGTCAAGGCAACACCGTCATCTGTCTCCGTGTCATAGTTTATGTTCAATCTAGGTAAGCCAACATTAGATGTACTCTTAGCCTGTCCTGTAAGTTCCATAAACGTAGCAGTATCGTCATCACTAAATGCTGATACTAACTGATCCATTTCGTTTCCGATTGTAGTCATTTCATTTGTTTCCATTTTTATTTCCTTTAAGTTAATTTAAAATGTAATTTGATCCTAATAACTAACTTCTGATAAGTCAAGCCAATTATTTCCTATTTTTAATTCTATTCCTATTGGCATGTCATACTCTAAGCCATACCTAGCTTTCGAGCCGTTAGAAATAGACAACATGGCTTCAGATAATACCTTGATACACTGATCTTTTTCATCAGGATGTACGTCAAGCACTATTGAATCATGTACTGTGTTGCATATTACTGATTGCATTTTATTTTTTTGCATCACTTTATCTAGTTCAACTAATGCAATGGGTAGCAAGTCAGCAGTTGCAAATCCTTGCACAGGGTAATTACAGATGGCAGTTCTGTTTGTGGCTGCACCCCAATCTGTCCACTTGGCATCAGGAAAAGAATAGACACGACCTGATGGTAGTTTCACTTCTTTAGTCTTCACTGCTTCCTTTTCTAATTCTTTGTGCCACTCTGCTACCTTACTGTACTTCTCTTTAAAAGCCGTGTAGTAGGCTTGTTGTGCAGGAGTACCACTGACCCCACCGTAGAGAGGTTTGAACGTGTGTGCCTTTGCATCCTGCCTAGAACACCCTATTATAGATGCAGTGTAGCTATGAACGTCTGTTCCCTTAACAACATCATCATATGCTTGTGGATCTTTAGATAAGAACCCTGCCACTCTGAACTCCAACTGAGAGTAGTCACCCTCAAGTATGTAACCACCCTCAAATCTACTTTCTACTATTTTACGTATAGCAAAGGTAGAACCACGTGGCATGTTTTGAAAGTTAGGATTACGACTAGATAGTCTACCTGTAGCAGTAACACATTGCATAAACTCAGGATGTACAAAGTTATCATCATCCACGTTATTTTTCATGCCTTCAACAAAGGTAGATAGATAAGTACGAATAGCATTGTATCTAGAATAAGCTACACAGAACTCACGTGCTTCACCACTTAAGTCTGTTGACCTATCTTCAAGAGTTACCTTATCTGTCTTGAACCCTGCAGATGCTACATCTTTTGGATTACGAGGTACAATCTTAAATCCTGCTACTTCATTAGTATTCGTGTACACAACACCTTTGCCTTTGCATGGTTTGCATATCCGTAATGCTTTACTTGGCTCACCATTCTTATTGACAAGCCTAACACGACCATGCCCCAAACAACCTGCACAACATTGACCTACAGTTTTGTACACGATCTCTGTCATGTTACGCACATTACGAATGAAATCATTCTTTCTCATACGAGTACGTAGCTTTGGTTTGATTGTGTTACCTCTCATCTCATGCCCTAGATTAAATGTCATTGACCACAAAGGTTTATCTTTCACCTTACGTGAGTACAACAGAACACTACGATCATCAGGACTAGATAGATTGATTGGTGTATCTCCCATTGCTTCTTTAGCCATAGCCTGTAGTTTGTTTTCTAGATAGGATAGTTCCTCATTGTATTCTTTTTCTATCTTATCTAAGGTATCTAAGTTTATTTTAAGTCCATTCATCTCAATCCGAGTAAGGACTTTTGTCATTTCAAGCGAAAGCTTTAGTGTCGGTACTAATGTCATTAAATAGTTCTCCAAATGTTGTGCCAAAGGCTTCAAGTTGTTTTAGTGCCACTTGTTCTGTAGCGATTACGTCTGCTATACCATACTCTTCTACAATCTCATAAGGTATATCATAAAATGTTTTACCATCTTTTAAATAAGGTGCAACCAAATCTTTTTCTTTTTGTGTAACACCATATCGTTTTGCAAGAGATTCAAGGCTAAGTGACCACCTCTTTGCTTTAGCCAAGATGTATTCAGCTACCATTGTGTCGTACACATGACCATCATAGGTAAAGCCGCAGGCCTCTTATCACGTTAAATCAAACTTTAAGTTTTGTCCTACAAGCACATCAGCCTTATTCAAGTCATCTTGTATTCGATTTACGGTATTTGAATCATACCAAGTTTCTTTATCTTTGTGATAGAAGAAATCATACTTTATCTTATCATCTCCTAGCCACTTATAGCCGATGGACACAAGCCTGTTACCAAAGTAAGGCAGAGCAGTAGTGCCACCTGACTCTTTTGCTTTATGTGTTGTCTCCACATCTAGCGTCAATACATTCATTTCTTTCTCCCATTTATAGTATGTATCATGTGACAGTTTGCACAAAGCACTCTACACTTTCTAACCTCTGTCATTAATGTTTTTAAATTGTAAGTGACCATGTCAGATACCTCTCTTCTTTTATTACCTGTA